AGATCCCGCTTTGTCGCGAATGTCGGTTCGGTCTTCATTCCGTCCTTTCCGCCCCTGCTAATTGATTGTTATTTCGTAGTAGATAATCAAATTCAGATCTGAAAATCTGTAATCTGGAACCGCTGCCGGATCGATCGGCGGCATTAAACCGCGCTTTTCGTAATCATTCGCGTATATGTCCGTACTGAAGACGAATCTTCTGACTTCCGCGTCTGTATAACCAAATGGAAGAAGCTTGATCTGCCTTTCGTCCAGATTCCCGCGATATCCGCGGAACACTTCTTCGCCGCGCTTGTCTAAAATCCGCATTCGCGCCGATGAAGGAATAACGCGCAATAATTCAAAAAGTTTCACATTCCCCGCCTTTCTTTTCTTTGTCCTAATAAACATAGATTCGCACAACGTACCGGCCTAAAGTGTCAAATTCGACGTTCGGCGAAATGTGCTTGATCATGGTTCCGTCGTCTGCTTCAAGTTCTTTGAAGATCCTGACTGCGATTCCCTTTCTGATGGTCTGTTCTTCGGCCTGTTCTTCTTCCTTCTTCGACTTCGCCGGAATCGTGTCGTCGATTATCCTGACAACCGTATTCGGGCCGATCAATGTCAGGAAATCCCGAAGCCTGATATCAGCTTTCTTCATGGTTTGATCCCTTCTTCCCTTTCTGCCCCTTCAGGGCCGTGTCGATCGCCGTCGTAAACGTCCCGATCAGCGCATCCCGGATCTGAATATCTGTGAACCCGTCCGCCTTCAGACGTTCCGCGATCTTTGCCCCGGCGAACGCGTAAAGCGTTATCAGCTTCCGCGTGTTCCCTTTGAAGACGACGATCGCGTCCTGCTTCCCTTCCGGAAGATTCGCGACGACATACGCCTGTGAATCTTCCGGGATATCGAATTTCTGATTCTTCTTCATTCCTGCCCTTCCTGCTGCCTCTCCTGTTCTTCTTCTTCCGCTGCCCTCCTGACAAGCTTTTCAATGCTGTCATAATGGAACGCCTTTATCTGGTAATAGCTGTCGCGCGTCTGAATCGTGTCTTTCTTCAAGTCTTCATTGCAGCGTTTAATGATCTGACTGATCTGAAACATCAGCTTGTTGTTATAAATTCCCATTGCCCCCGCCTTTCGTTAATAATCCGGTTCGATCTGTTCGTCTGCTTCCGTGTAATATTCGCCGTCGTAACCTTTCGACATAAGCTTTTCCCAACAACGGGAACAAACAAGCCGGAACGGGATCCCGTGACAGTCGTGTGTGAATAACATATTTGACCGTTCAACTTCTTTTCCGCATACCGGGCAAACCCGGATGTCCTTTTCTTCTTCGTCAATGTTCATCATGGTTTGATTCCTTCCTTTCTCACGCTCCGGCTGCTGCTTTTACATTCCCGGCCCCCTGAAGATAACGACCATTGAAGGAAACGGCGCCGACTGATCGACCCCGCCGAACTTCAGGCGGCCTTTTACGAATCTGATTTCTGACCGGTTCAGGATGTAATCGTGAAAATACTTCGTGTCTGTCCTTGCCGGAATAAGAAGAACTACGATCGTTCCGTCTTTGTGCCCTTCTTCGTATGCCTTCGCGATCCAGTCCCCGATTTTCCGTCCGTAGGGCGGATTACAGAAAACCCGCCGCCCCCCCCCCAATCCTGAAGAAGCCCGTTCTGTTCTTTCGTGAAGAACTTCGGCGTTTTGTGGTTCTCTGCCGTCGCGCAAGGATCAAGATCGAACTTGAATTCCCTGTTCAGTTCTTCGAAGAAGTCCCCCGGCGTCGCCCATTCTTCCGAATTACTGCTGAATAATGTTTTGTTCATGATTTGATTCCTTTCTTTCAAAAAACGCTATTCGCGTTTATTTTGAATAAAAAATTAAGCTGTGACCCTTTCGGCGGTGCTGAAAAGTTCTTCAAACGTCTTCCCGTATCTGTTCATAAGGATCCTGATTTCGTTAATGTCGAATTCGTATTCCCCGCGAAGCCTTCTTCGAACGCTGTCCACGCTAATATTCAGAACCTTCGAAAGCGTTTCGGCATTGTCGCCGAACCTTGCCATTTCTGCCCGAAGCCCCGGATAAATGTTAATAAGCATTTTTGCCATGTCGGTTTGATCTCCTTTCTAAAACAGAATAAACGCGTTTCGCGGTATTCACTTCTTATAAAATAACTGCGTTCCGCGTTTATGTCAATATGTTTTTTGCTGTTATTATATTTCTGTTTGCGTTTATTCTCTTGTTATAACGCATTTTTGCGTTTATAATGAAGGCGTGACGAATGACGAAAGGAAGGCGTTTAGAATATGGCGAGAACGCGAACGGCGGCAGCACGATCCCCCGAATATGAATCACTAGGCCGAAATATAGCAGAAGCGCGGAACGCGTTGAATCTTTCACAAGCTGAAGCGGCGAAAAAAATCGGGATTTCGCAAAGTACGTATTCAGGATATGAAACCGGAACCCGCCGGATCAATCTTTCCATGCTAAAACGCATTGCCGCCGCGCTTGAAGTCTCTGAAGATCGGCTGATCGGACATACTGACGCGAAGCTGCCGCCGCTTGTTCTTTCTGACACGGAATATTCTTTAATAATCCACTTCCGGCAGCTTTCGGACGCCGAACAATCCGTTGTCCTTCGTTCTGTTGGAATAAATGAAGAAATGAATGAAAGGAAATGAAACATGAACGGAATTATTATCAAATACGAAAACGGCGTTTTGACTGTTAAATCGCAATTTGACAAGGATCTGAACGCTTCTGAAGATGATCTCCTGATTTCTGAACATTTTATTTCTGCTATTAAATCCAAATATCCCGACGCGTCTGTTTCTCTTGAAAGGCGTTCCGACAACTATCTTTCTTTGTGCTGCGGCCCGAATGATTTCCTTCGTTTCAAATATACGCCGCGGGCGCGTTGGCTTTCTGTTGCTGCCTTAAATCTTGATATTTCACCCGACGATCCGCGATTTGCGGCGCAAAAGAATAAAGGCGTCCGGTTCTGGAGGGCGAATATCTGCGATATTTCTGACCTTGACCGTTTTGACGACGTTGTTATTTCCTCATACCTTTTTAATTCTAAAGTAGAATGACCGTCGGAAGGAATCAAGCCATGAAAGAAGAAAAGATTGTCGCCCTATATGTCCGCGTTTCGACCGGATATCAGGTTGACAAGGATTCGCTTCCTTTCCAGAAGAAGGAACTGAAGGCATATTGTGAACATATCCTTCATAAAACAAATTATGAAATCTTTGAAGACGCCGGGAAATCCGGGAAGAATACCGACCGCCCCGGATATCAACGAATGATAAAGAAGATTCGCGCCGGGCAAGTGTCCCACGTCGTCGTTTATAAGATTGACCGGATATCGCGGAACCTTGTCGATTTCTCTTTGATGTATGACGAATTCAAAAAGTATTATGTGACGTTCGTTTCTTTAAATGAACAATTCGACACGTCTTCCGCAATCGGCGAAGCCGTCCTGAAGATCATTCTTGTTTTCGCTGAACTTGAAAGGAAATTGACGTCTGAACGTGTGACGGACGTTATGATCGGACGGGCGCTTGAAAAGAAATGGAACGGCGCCCGAATGCCGTTCGGATGGAAATGGAACCCCAAAACGGAATTCCCTGAACACGATCCTGAAGAAGCTGACGCTGCCCGGGCACTTTACGAACAATATGATCAGCTTCATTCAACTTCAAAACTTCGCGATTACTGTTATGACCATAATATCGCGACGAAGCGCGGCGGCCGTTGGAATACGTCAAGCCTTGCCGTATATCTTCGGAACCCGATGAATAAAGGCGATTATCGGTATAATTACCGAAATTCAGCCCGCGGAAGGAAAAAACCGGAAGATCAGGTTATTTATGTTCCCGGCGTATTCCCGCCGCTTGTAGATCCCGAATTGTGGGATCGCGTGAACACTACCCTTGACCATAACAACGAAGTGAAACGAATGTCCGGCCGATCACGGCAGGATAAGCGGATCCACGTCTTCGCGGGCCTGCTTCGCTGCGCTGATTGCGGCGCCGGAATGCAAGCCGCTTCGACGGATAAGCAACGGGCGAACGGCTTCCGGCCGTCGCTTTATGTCTGTACTTCGCGCCGGACATATCGCGCCTGTTCTGCCCCGTATGCTTCCGAAGTGATCGTCGGGCCTTTTGTCTTCCAGTATATCGCGAATATCATTCAGGCAACGAAGAACCGGAAGAAAATCGCGTCGGCAGCAGAACTTGAATCTGCTCTTCTTCGTGGAAACGCCTTTCAGGGCGTCCGCTGCATAAACCCGGAAGATCTGAACGTTATCCTTCAGGCGATCCGTTCGCCCGCTGCCGTTTCCGGATCTTCGTCCTATATCCCCGCGCCGATCAAGGAAGAACCGCGGCCGGATCTGACGGAATTGAGAAAAGAAGAACAAAAGTATTCACGGGCGCTTGAACGCCTGAAGAATGCTTTCCTGTTTGATGATACGGCGATCCCTGAAAACGAATATCTTTCGACCCGTTCCGAACTGACGGAAAAGCTGACGCAAGTTCGGAACAAGATCGCCGACGCCGAAGAAGATTCCTTTGAACATGTGTCTGAACTGTCCTTTGTGGACTCTGCTTCTTCCTTTCTTGTTTCCTGCAAGATCCAATCAGGCGAAGAAATTGATTATCAGACGTTAGCCGCTTCCGTCGATCCGAAAGTCCTGAAGGATTTTGTGAACCTTGTTCTTGACCATGTGACCGTAAAGAAAGCCCATCCGTCTGAAATCGTCTTCAAGAACGGCCTTCGGAACCGCTTCGTCTGGAATGAATAAAAGTATTCGTTTTATGTACATTTGAATGTGCATATCCCGCGAATATTTTTGAAATGCTTCACTTTTTCGAAAGATATTTTTTGACATATCAAAACGCCGCCGGATCTGCTGCAATGCAAACCCGAACGGCGTTCTTTGTTCTCTATCTGTCCACAACTTCGCCCGATATTGTCCACAAGTTCGGCCGGAATCGTGTTTTCTGTTTTCAGGAATCCTTTATTTTCGGCGTTTTCC